CGTGGGGTGCCTTGCGTTGACGCATTCGGCCAATAATCTCTAACGTAAGAATCAATCCTGTGGTCGAGATATGTCACAACATTTGTGTCAGTAATTGATACTTGTCTAATCATCCGCGCCGTTGGAATTGTGTATGACGCCGTGCCTACTACAAGATTGGCCGCGCTAGACGTGGCGCGAAAGCATGGCAGATTTGGCAGTCGCTGGAAGATCATTTCTTCGGCCTGCGCTATCATCACGTCAATCGACGCGACAAACTCTGTCGAGTCATCTTCCAAAAATGCTTGGATGTTGGCCTTTAGTGTTGTGTAGCTCATGTTATTCGCCCCATCCATCCTCTCCCCAGCCAGCATTGCCCCAGCCAAGTATATTTATGCTTTCGCTTCCGACAGCGCCTGTGCCGCCAGCGCCCGTTGCAGTTGGAGAGCCTATAAGTGCCTCGTTTCCGACAGCGCCTGTGCCACTTGTGCCAGTCACACTATCGCTTAGTTCAACCACTACTGATGCAAATACAGGCGTATTTGCCTGCCCTCCCATAGCTGAGTGCTGGGTACAGTAGTAATAAAGTGTTGGTGCGCTGTCAGCCACAACTATCTGGGTATATGCATTTGCCTGCCCCGGTGTCCCTGACGTTGTCACACCTGTTGTGTATTCGCTGCCTCCACCATGCGTACCATTAGATGTAGTGCTAAACCGCAATGGGTGGCCGCTGTTGCTGCTGTCGGACTGATCGAAATAATACGTCCTGCTTTCCATCAATTCCAGCGTGTCTTGCTGAACGCCAGCGATAAAGTATTTGTTTGCACCGCCAACGCTCTGAACTGTCACTGCTAGAGTTTGCACTGCTGCTACATCTATTGCAACTTCTCCAGAACCAGATGATCCTGTGACATTTATTTCTGTAGTAATAAACAATGAAATACTGGAAACAGAACCTGTTCCACTAGCTCCAGTTACGGATGTGTTTTCCACATCAAAACTGGATATCTTTCCAACACCGCCCTTGCCGTGAACTCCAATGCCCGGCCTTTGACGAGGGTCTAAAAACGGGTCGTAATTAAATCCAACGAAAAACGTGACATTTTCTGGATCGTTATCGGGACGTGGATTAAATAGGGCTGTGGCATCAACAACATTTTTAGCAGGCGTAAGCTGCGGTTGTTTTGGCTCCCAATCTTCTGGCGATACGCGCAGGCCGTCCCAAGTCGTTTTTAATTGCGTATAGGGAACCCGAAGGCCACTTCTATCGCTTATCGCTTGAGATTTTTTGCCCCGTGCGTATTTTGCCATTTACGATAAATTCAGCGCAGTTGGCTGAACCCTCAGACTGACGCCATCATTGTCGGACGCCGCCGCAAACGTGAATGCCCTCTCGTAGATTTCGTTTAATATTTGAAATCTGTCGGGGGCGTTTTTTAACGCCAGCTTGCTTGCCAGCCCCGCGCAGATGCAGTCAGACCAGCGGTACGGTACGTCAGCGTCTTGATTGCTGGCCGTGATATCATCAAGCTGATTTACCGACCAGTAGACCATGCTGTATGTGGTGACGTTTGGTATCTGCCAGATGTAAAGCAGGGGCGTGTATTGCTTGTCCAGCATATACTGTGACGGCTTGCCCGAAGATGTTTTGTTTGGCAGTTGATTATAGTCGGCAATCGACACACGATTAATGATTTGATCAGATGTGTCTGTGCCTGCGCTGTCCCGAATGACGGCGTCCATAATGTCTATAGTGCCAACAGGCAGCGTGTAGGGCGTTGTCTGGCCGTTTACCAGTGTCAGCGTCTGTTGCTTTACCGCCCAGTAGTTGATGCCTCGGTTGGCCCACTCACTAAATAACAGGTTTAGGCTGCGCCTTGCCGACACAGCCTTGTATCCCGTTTGCGTCTGTGGATCGATCCCACACCGCTCGTAAGCCTCCGCGATGATTTCTTCAACATCTGGGCGAAACGCTACTGTGTCTGAAGTCGCCATGCTGCGCCCCTAATTAATATTTCTTCACCGCTCGGATGATCACTTGGTATGCATCACCAGCCGCGCCAGCCCCAGTTGTTGTAAACTTGATGTCTCCAGTACCGTTTGCACCATATGATGCGGTATTAGGCAAGCCACCAAATCTCTCAAAACTCTGATAACCCTGCTGATCTTCTGCCAGATGCATAACAATTATGTCAGTATCAGCGTCTGCCAATACTTGAACTGTCATGCCGCTTAGAACCCAGTGACATTCAATTATTTTAAGGCCCGTGCAAGTTGCGCCATCCGCACTTGCCACCAAGGCAGACACGTCTATTTTTGACACTGCGCTTTCGTTACCACCATCGACATATTGATATTGGAATGCAAACACGCATTCATGTGTGTTGTCGATGATTGTAGTCGATGTTGTAATATCAGCCATATTAATCTCCTAGATTGTGAAGTGGGGGTTGCCCCCCACCAGATTAATTAAGCAATTTGCACATATTCAATAATGAACGTGAAAGAACCCGCAGTGGTAGCGTCTACTGTATTGGTGATATTACAGAAGATTGTACGTTCCGCAGAAGTGTACTGAGCAGAGGCAGGAGCAGTTGTTCCACTTTGTGTTTGTGCAACAAGAGTTGTTGTCGTTACATTTCCAAGAACAACTGTTGTGCCGCCGTCTAGAATTTCATCAGTAACAGCCGCAACAATTTGCGCTCCAGAGGAAGATGTACCAACTTCATAACCAATATCACCAGTTCCAATTACAGGGGCTGTGGCGCAAAAGATTTTTATGTCAGTAATAATTGTATTGGCAGGCTGTGTGAACTCACCAATTGCTGGGCTATCTCCAGCCGTAGTATTTACGGTCACGCCTGTCGCAAAACCAACATGCTTTACATATTTATTTGTGACTATGCCTGTGGACGCTGTATTTGCAATTGTAGTATAAGCACCTGTAGTTGCATTTTTAGAAACTACTTGAAAACCGCCCTCTGAACGTACTGGGCCTGTGAATGTTGTATTAGCCATGATGATCTCCTGTCGTGGCAAGTGTCAGCCACATTGTGCGGCTGTCAGGGATGTCGGCACAATACAACAGGTTTGAACAAAAAGAAAGGGCGATCCGAAGACCGCCCCAGTTTGACCCAACAGGAAGAGAAGATTGGGTTGTTTATGCTGCGCCTTCGGTTCCGAAGATGCCGCGCCAGTCAGTAAAGCCGAAGCTATAACGCTCACGAACTTTGTAACGGACGTTGCCAGTCTCAAAGTCACCTTCCATGCCCTTTTTCATTGCTGAACGGGTGAAGTGCTTGAGACCGTCTGGAACGTCAGTCGTAATGAAGAACGCATCAGGATCGGTCAGACGGCGCATGATGTGATAGCCCTTGGGCAGATAACCACCAGCCTTAATGGCGTTGATGTCGTTATCGGCTGTACCAGCGCGAAGCTGGCTTTCCAACAGGCGCTCTGCGGTAAACTGATAGGCAGTTGGAATAACCAATTGCATACCCTGTGCCGCGATGCGAAGGCCACGATCATCTTTCATGTCGCTGATGTTAATCAGGATCGACTCAAGAGATGTCTCGGACAGATCAGCCGCCGTGGCAAGCACGTTAGACTGAATGCCGTTCTGTGTTGGGTGCGATGCACTCAACAAAGTTTGACCGTCACCACCAGTGTATCCAGAAGTCTGAGAGAAGTTTAAGACGTTTGCAGCCTTAATTTCTTTGGTCGATGCCATAGACCGTGCCAGCGCCTTTGTGTAACGCGAGGCAAGCGAACCATACTGACCGTCCTCTTCAGCTTCCTCAGTGATTGAGAACGCCAAGGCGACAGTTTCGTGCTGATAACGCGCAGTCCACTGTTGGCTTGCGCTGTCATAAGAGACCGCTCCACCCTCAGTTTTTGTTGGCGCTTGTCCAAAACCACTCAAAAGCACGTCTTCTTCGTAAGCCTTTTGAGAGCTATTCGATTCAAAGACCGCAGTGTATTCGGCGGGGTAGCTGTCGTACTCAAGTCCAAAGAGAGTATTCAGACCCGGCTCTAGAGTTTTCGCAAAACTCGCTCTATTCATTGCCATTTGTCATGCCCTCCTTATATACCAGCGACATTGGTGCCAAGAAGATGCTCATTAATGGTCACCTCCATGACAGCATTTGCGCCGAATGCGTTGTCTGGAGTTTCATGCAGAGCAAGGATTTTACAGGTTGCGATGCCTGCTGCCATTGTTCCACTAATTTCAAAACCAGATTGACCAGTAATGGTCGAGCCTGCGCCTGCCACAACATCAGCGCAGTTGCCGATATTTGTTTGGGCGGTTGTGCCAGCAGACTGAACCTTAAACACAGTGTATGGATCGTCATACACATACGCGATGATGTCTGTCGCGGTTGTGCCTGACGGCCAATATTCACTGTATACATATGATCCGTCAGATGCTGTGTACGAACACCCATCAAACACACCAATGTTATTGGTTTCAGTTGCAGTGTGAGGTGTAAGCGTACCCGCAGCGATAACAATCACCAGATCACCCTTAAAGATGTTCTCCGCAAGCTCACTTGCGATGGTGTATTTGTTTGTGCGAGGCGCATTACCGCTCATGTGACGGATCGGGACAAACCCGAATGCGGCGTCTACATTTGCCATGTTTCGCTCCTATAGCGTAAAGATTAATCGCTCATGGCAGACAATTGCCTGCCGCGACTGGTTTCAGACTTGCGCTCTTGATAAAACGCTTGCCCACTACGCCGTCCTAACGCATCAAGTTCACCTGAGACTGCTTCATTTTGCTCTGTGTTTTTATTCTGCCAGAACGCCTTTTGTGAGGCGTGTTTTTGTTCTGGCATTTCACATAGCAACATGCCTTCAATCCCTACTGATCCTGTCCACTGTCCATGATTGATAGTCGGAAACAACTTTTCTTTCACAGTGTCAGCGGAGCGTGGCTCCCAACCTTCGCGCATTCTTTTATACACGTTGTCGGGGGTGTCCTTCCCTTGAATCGAGGTTGCGACCCAGCGTTGGACATAGCCGGGACGGGCTTCTGGTGCGTCCAACAGTGCTGGTGGTTTCCATGCGGCTTCTGGACGAACTTCTTCGTCCCGCACAGATGATCGTGATTGCTCGGCTCTTGAGTTTCTCTTTTCAGACATGACTATTGTTCCCTCTGTTGACGGCGAATTTCGGCTTCGTATTTCTTGAGACCACGTTCATCGTTTATACCAAGTTCCCTAGCCATGCGGAGTTGCTCTTGCGTCATACGCACACGATTGCCCTTATAAGCTGAAGACCCGCCCGTAGTGGGGGCGACTGGAGACCTACCTTTTGGTCTTTGCTTCGGACTTGGCCCCGATCTTAACTCAGGAAACACTTTTTGTAAACGCCCGTTAAGTTGCGAATAATATTCATCGCTGTTCTTATCGAAACCCTCTAAATCTAGCTGCACGTCTATCGCCCGTGCTGCTGCTGTCTCTCGCTCAAAACCAGTGGCATTAAACCAGTTATTTTTCTGCCACCAGCCCATTGCCTTCTCAGGTGGTGGGTTGCCCTGCTGACGCTGTGGCTGCTGTTGTTGGC